GTCGTAACCCAAGAAGAAACCGCTTCCAGAATTAAACGACGACATCGTGCCGCCGTAAATGGCACCCGTAGTACCTATACTGACGCTCCCAGTAAACTCCCCAGCGGATGCGTTTACGGTTCCGGTAACGCTAAGGTCATCACCGTCAAACGTAAGCGCCTCAGATGTTGAGTTCCTTATGCTGAGTTTGTATTTACTGCCGTCGTACCCAAGGAAAAACCCTTCTCCGCTATTATAGGAAGTCTGACCGCCTCTAATAGAGCCGCCCTGGTTCATTCTGATACCACCTTGGGTGATGGTAACGTCTTCTGAAATACCGCTCTGTGCTACTGCTTGGCCTGTCGTTGTGTTCGCAACGCCGGTATTGATTGAGATCTCATCGTTGTTGTTGATATCAATCCCGATTGTCGGATTGGCAACATTGCCCCAATCAACCAGCGTGGCAAGAACAGTGACAGGACCAACGCCGGTCGTGCTGTCGGGTTGGTATACGGAAACTGCATTTTCAGCAACAGTTCCAACATTCTTTTTTGATCTGATCCAATAATAACGGGTATCGTCTACCGTTATTTGGTCTGCTGCGTTGTTCCCGTCATGGACGAATTGAGTGCCGTCCGTTTCGCCGATCTTGACGGCGTTGGCGATGTTATTAGATGCCGAAGCATATATTTCAATAGTGCCAAAATCAGAAGGCTTGCCAGGATTAACCCAGTTCAAGAATACTTTCTTCTCGCCAGATGCAGCGCGCAACCCTGAAGGGCTTGGCACTCCTCTAAACGCATCTGTGATATCGCCTATAGCCGTAATCGTGGAATACTCACTAAGTGCTGGGTTGGCATTAGGAACAGGGTCATCGTAGGCGCTTTCTGAGTCTTCCCGTAAAGTTAAATTAACACCACCTTCCTCTGAGAAATTCCATCCAACGCACTGAAAGATCTTGTCTGACCAGCTCAATTCTTCAATAGAGACTTTAACCCGATCACCTGCCGTTATCCTCAAAGCAGACAGATTGGCAGGAAAGCTAATAATCTTTTGCTGATCGCTTAACTTGATCAGCTTAAATGACAGTCTCTGAGCCATATAGCTTGAGTTTGTCATGGGATACTGGACTTCTTTTTCCAGAACCTCATCGTTATCCCTAGCAACAGCGTCAGCTAACTGAACCTTCGGAAACTCGCTTGACTTGTGATTCTGAGATGGATCAATAAACAGACCTTTGATCGTATTGAACCGATCTGACCGCTCCAAAGAAGTTGTTACTGAAATAGCACCTATTAGATCATTTTCATTCAACGTCCCAAATGGATTCTCTGGAGTTTCATCTTCATAGATCCAGCGTGAACAATGTACTTACCATTTGAGTAAACAAGGTTTCCGTTCATTGATGACAGGATCTTGTTTATGTTCTTTTGGTGTGAGTCAGTTGCAAACAATACGCCGTTACAGGTAAACCTTTTTTCAGTTCCACTGTTAGGGACATTGACCGATACATCACACCCGTTAGCAGCCGTTATAAACGAACTCCAATCAATTTTGGACGGGCTTATTCCCATTCCAAGATCAGAGATCAAGTAATCAGCCAAGACTAAAGCAGGGTTCTGGCCTTGCCCAACATAGCTGCCAGAGGTTGCGTTGTATGTGATGAAAAGCTGATTTAGCGGATTGTAGTTTGGCGCGCCAGTATCTAACCGTGGGTCATAGACAGGCTTGCCTTTTACTAATGCCTTGACATTAGATGGAGCAAACTTGTCCCAAGTCTCCGCTGAGTCATCGTTCAAGACCCACTTCATTGACAGATAAGCAATGCCATCACCGCGATGCGCGGAAGTGTAATTTGTAAAAGCATCAGTAAGTAAGCTGTCTGCTGTTTGTGAAGCAAGCCCACGATATTTATTAATTACGCAAATGGTAGTTGAAGGAGAGCCTTTAGGCCCAAACGTCCCACCAGTTACGTCACCGCCAGCAGTAGATCCGCCGTTTATTTGAGCGTCAGTAATAACAACGTCATCCATGTGGATATTTGTTATATCTGTTACTTCATGACCCGCTAGGACAATTGTTTGATAAAGGTCAGAGTTATCGGTGCCTGATAACCCGATAAAAGAAATCGGGCCAGATACCAATGCTTCGCCGTAGATTATTTTTTGTGGCTCTATTGTTGATCTAACTGTTCTCTGCCTAGATGCGTCTGAGTCAACGGTTGGTATCTCTACCTCAAAAAGCGACATCATCCTCTTTGCGACTAAAGTCCCGCCGACAACAACCGCAGCACCAATGGCTACAGCAGCACCGGCGCCAAGCGTTGCAGCAGCAGCGGCCCCAGCAAAGGCCTCAAAAACGAAAAAACCTACTTTTAGTAACGCTACTGCTACTTGTGGCATAAATCCCATCCCGATAAGATATGCTGCTCTGGGACTCTTGCGAACCCAGTTTTAACTAGACAAACTGCTGTGTTACCCAACTTAATACCCATAAGCTGGCTGTCAGGCGTTTTAACGATTACTGGCGAACCATCTGGCAACGATCTAATGTCTTCCGTAGGATCTCCTAAAACGCTTGCAGCAGTGTCTTCCAAGTCGCCAAAATCCTTGATGATAGATTCAGCGTCTTCCTCAGAATTATAGTGGAAATCGGCGAGATAGTCTTTGCCTGTTAGCTCTTTTACGATGAATCCTGCGAACTGACAGCAGTCCACAGAGCCGTAATCAAAGTCTTTTTTTTCCCACTTATTTAATGCTTGATAGACTTGCAGGGTCATTATGTATATGTAAGATTTGAAACATCTACTTTAATATCTACGTCCCCAGTTCCGCTAGTTCCAGGCCTCTTAGACCCCCAGTCAATCTTAGCGCCTTCAATCTTGTGCATGTGGCTGAAGAACAGATCGCCAGAAGACTTTTCCTGTTGAGCCACGTTGGTATACATCAAGTTCAGAGACTTATTGAATCGGGAAAGCTCACTTTCAGCAATCAACTGAATAGCGTCACCGCCATTAGCCCCGACTGATACGTTCATTTGATCCATAAACCCTGCCCAAAGCTGGGTAGGAGTATCAATTAATACATCATCAGTATCTAAAACACCAAGGTAAACCGTAACAGGATGAAGATAGTAGTCTTCAGTTAAAGCTATGCCTGATATGGTTGTATTCAAACCGCTCAAAGTGAGCGTAATAGCGTAGGGACTAACATCTAACCCTTCTTCAACCTGTGAAATAGATCCGAGGTCGCCAACACCTAGCCAGTCTTGACCGCCCCAAGTATACGTTCCTAACGAGTTGTGAAGGTAAACAGTCCCAGACGGAAACTCTAACTTTGCGAAGGTCACAATTGCAACGTGCTGTTGCGCTAAAGCTGTCGCTACATCTGCGGGGAATCCTCGGCTCATGCTAGAACATCCTCTACTGCTTCAACGGTGAAGTTTGAAATTATACCTGGCTGCGTATCCCAAGACGTAGCTCCTGCGAGCATAAATACACCATAAATTGGCTGTAAGTAATCAATACCCTGACTATTTACTGTCGGCTTCCTTATAGGCGGTGCAATTGGTATAGCAACTGTATTGGATCCTGTTGAATTACAATCATCAGTAACCATGTGGAGTTCGTTATTAAATGCTATGTAATCACCCGCTTTAAGATAACCAGTCTGCGAAGCCTTTGCCCCACTAGCGTTTAAGGTAGAACCTGTTTGTCCTGCGCTGCTTACAATCAAAGTATCCTCAGGACTGCTGGGCGCTATGCCTCTTTTGACGGCAGCGTGATCTTGCAAATACATCCTATGCTGTTGCCCATTTAACTTAGCTAGGAAACCCTGCATGATCGCCCTATCATTTCCAGAAAGGTTATTAAAGCGCATTGAGACTTTCCACAATGAACCTTTCCTAGCTATTGTCTGTACTGAGTTAGTCAACGGACTCTTAAACGTCCGAGTGTTAGTCACCAGCTCAAACGTGCTAGATGATGGCGTTATTGATGGGAACATGTATACAGTCATTAGCCGAACCTTTTGCGTCTAATCAGATCCTGTATGCTCAGGATCGTCTGCTGTGAACTTTGCTGAACTGCTGCTCTAATCTTCATATCTACGTTAGCATCAGCGCCAGTTGCGTCTATGTTATTAACCACGGTAATACCGCCGCCTTGGCCCTTAGTGTGATCAATAACGGTCTCATTCGGATGAAGAATAGCTGGGAATCCGCCCTTACCATCCATG